TCGCCTTTTATTTCAAAATTAAACGTCCTGGTTTCCTTCTTCATTTTGATCACCTTGACTAATTGATTCTGTTTTCTCGCCAAGCCCCTTAAAGTTCATGGGCTGTAAATAAATCTTGCCCTTGCCGTCAGGTATTGGCGGATCGTCCTCAAGGGCGCGTATTTCATCAGCGTTTATCCAGCCGCCCTCTCTGGCTACTCGATAGCCCTCCATTCTTGTTTTAAAATCGCCTTCGAGCATTCCTTTAAGATTCAGCTTGATAAAATAGCCCTGCTTTCGCTCCTGTGGCGTTAAAAGGCCCCTGTTTGCGGACTGCTCTATCCTGCGGGTAATCATCCAGATGGTAAGTTTCGCAAATGACAGCATAAACTGCTCAACACTGGCATATGTGGCAACTTTTTCGGGTTCCTGCAGCAACACCAGAGGCACGCCAAACCAGCGAGCAATATCCCTGACTGTTGCGCCGCTTAACTCCAAAAACTGTGCGTCCTTATTCGATATTCCGATATTATGCCACTTCATGTCCTCCTCGAGGATTAAAACACCGTGCCTGTTTTCTTTCTTGAAGCGGTTGAGACTCTCCTCAAGGTTTGCCCTTGCATTCGGGTTTAAAGCCCCTGGATGCTCAAGCACATTTCCGGGTACGGCCTTATTTCCAAAGAACTGCGCCGAATGATCCGTAAGCGACTGTGCAAGACCCATTGACTCCCTGGCATAGTTTATCGTTGAAAGTCCAGCCAGCCCACCGGTTGAAAAGCCCTTCACATGCCAAACCTCACCAGGAAAATATATGCCCCGCGGGTTTCCAAGATCGTCAACATCATCACCGTACTGATAGTCGTACCAAACCTTGTCTTTCATGCGCCTTATCTGCATCCCTGCCGGATGCATCGGCACAATCGCGTTAATGCTTCCAGAGCCGTTCCTGACAAGCCGGTTATACCAGTTACCCCTCAGCTTGAGATGACCAATACCCATTTCACGGGCTTCATACGATGTCTGCCACTCGTTAAAGTTATCATGCAGAATCGGATAAAGCGGGTGGTTTTCGGCAATATCGTTTCCCCCGCCGGGCAGCTTCCGATTAATGGTCATCGGAAGCGATGCCACGGTCTGGGAAAGGATGGTAACACAGGCATAAACGGTAGAGATTTTTAATGCTGTATCGGGAGTAACAGTCACGCCGGACTTGGTAGCGAAATTGGAGGATTCAAGCAGCGTGTTTATCCACATGTTTGGATCGTTTACGCTGCCGCTGCGGGTTTCGATGGAATTAATTAGACCCATTTTGTAAGACCCTTGATAATTATGATGGCGCCAATAACAATCATGGCAATAAATATATCGAATGTGCAGGCCAGCCCCGTAAAAAGCAATGCAAGCCCTATAAACACGAAAACATCACGGGCATCAAAGAACGCAATTACGCTTTTTAGGGTCTTCTTCACTCTATAATTATAGAGCCAGGAGTATTTTAAAAATCAAGGGTGTCTAAGAAATTTAAGAAATTTAAGAAATTTAAGAAATTTAAGAATGGTCGATTGTGGATAGATTTGAATGGATAAGTTGACCTAAATGCTCTTTTTTAATACGAATACTGCCTGATTCGCCTCCAATTCTGAAAAATTCTATTTTTCCGTTGGAACACCACCCATATACGGTTTTTGGGTCAACTTTCAGCAGAAAGGCCGCCTCTTTTACGCTTAATCCGTCAAAATCGGTACTTGACATATTATCGTGTGAAGATGATGTTTTCGGCATTGATTCCTTCCTTTGCTCTCCGGACCCGTGAATGATTCTCCATTTTGTTGAATTTATTGTCGCTCGTAAAACCGTTTTCAGCCATAATGGATAATATTTTTGATTTATCCCTGTTGATTTCAACGAGAAGTGATTTTAAGCGTGGGGTTCTCAGCGTATATTTCATGCCCTGGAGCACTTTCAACTCTTGACCGTCAATATCTATTTTAACATGATCCGGGTTCGGGAAGTCAAAGCCATAGATATTAATGTCATCAATTGCATAGCACGGGACGCTTCCTATCTCCCCTGACTCTACCATTTGACCGCCCGATGATCCAATTTCTTCTGAGTATCCTAAAAACTCTTTCCTGCAAGTTTTTTCACCCAGCATAAACTGATATGGCTTTACCCTGCCGCTAAGTTCGTTCAGGGCAATATTATCCATAAGCCTCATAAAGTTTTTTCTATGCGGCTCAAATGCGTACGCCTTGCTTTTAGGATGTATTGAGGCACAATAAAGGCTGTATATGCCTATATTTGCGCCAATATCAATAAAACAGTCTCCGTCTTTGAATGATTTTATCCACTCGATAGTCTCTGGCTCCTTGATTGCCCATGTTTCATATCTATATTTTTCCATTTCTGTTTGAACAATCATCTTAAATGGCGGTGAGATCATAAGGCTCCTTTTCTATCTTCGGGGGTGAGGCCAAACCCAAATTGAGCAATGATTCTGCCAGAATCCAGTCATTAACCGTATTAATATCATAGCCCTCATATCCTTGCGTAAAAAACGGCTGATAACTAAGAGTAGTGCCAAGCACTTTGCGAAACTCGAGGCTACCGTTTTGCACATATAGCCGCTCAAACGCTTGGGTCGGCAATAGGTGGCATTTATTATTAATATACGACCTCATTTCACCGTTAAAACACTTCCACATTTTAGCTGGATGCTGCTCAACAGGCTCTACGGCCTTCATAAGAGAATATTTATCCCATATTTCAAACGCCCTTTTTATGGTATCTCCGGTCCTGAACGGGCTTGTCGGCCGGACAATCGCATACGCATGGCAAATGCCGCCGATAGTCTCAAAGGCATGGCAAATCCATTCGATGTCAGGTGAAAGGTCTTGTGCATATTTTTCTGGCCTCATTATAAACTCTGCGCCATAATGTGAAGCAACCTCGCCTATTTTAACCGAATCACTGGACACACAAACCTTTTGAAACAACCCGGAATCTTTCGCGCTCTGGATTGCATAAGCCAAAAGAGGGTGGCCGCCTAAAATACGGATGTTTTTCATGGGCAGACGAGAGCTTCCCAAGCGTGCCGGGATTAAGGCGATAAAACTATAATACACAGTAACCTCCATCAACGAGTACCTGCTGACCTGTAATATCAGGGCAGCAGCAGGCATGTAAAAGCGTTGTTTTTAAACTTCTTTTGCAAATCGTATAACCTAACGGCACGTTTTTTAAAAACTTACCAAGAAAGTCCTGTGACAACTTGCCGCCGTTATACGGTCCGAATGAAATCGTAACAGACCTGATACCATAACGCCCATACTGGACAGCGATTGATCTTGACAGCTGCACTAATGCCGCCTTTGAGCAGTTGTAACCTACGGGCTTGTCAAACCCCTCTGGGTAATTCCTAAAATCAGCACCCACGTTGCCCATGATTGACCCGATATTTATAATCACACCCCCGCCGTTTATAATCATCCTGGGTATTACACAGGCGCACATATTAACCGCGCCGTTGATATTCACGTCCATAATCTCGTTAAAATTGCCAAAAAACGATGCATCCGAGTCCGGCGGGTTGTCAATGGCAGCGTTATTCACTAAAATATCGCAATCTTTGATATATCTTACGTTTCTTACGTCATTTTCGGGCAAATCATAAATTTCAACCTCTGCACCGGCATCTTTTAGGGTTTCAACCCAAATCGGCCCCAAAAGCCCGTTTTTACCGCCAGTTACGACTGCCCGTTGGCCTGAAAGGTTAAAAATCACTTATATCCTCCTTTTGCAATGGTATTCCTGTTGAATAATCGCCTATAAGCCGTTTTCCGATAATATCTTCCATCTCGGAGGGCTTTATGCCGCCAGCAGGGGATTTTACGCATAAAACTTTCCTGTCAAGCACTTCCCCGGCCATCATTTGCCTGTTTACATAAACCGACTTGCCCATTTTTTTTATAAAACCGTCTGTTTCGGCTGATGAAACGATTTTTTCCTGGCTGCCGAGCATAACGTTTATACGCTTTAGGTCTTGGCATATCAGGCCAAGGCCCCTCGGCTCCATGGAAAAGCCGTGATCAGTTCCCCTCTCTCCACGATTTAATGTGAAATGCACCTCGAATATATTAGCACCAATCGTCCTTGCGACCATTAACGGCAGTATCCCTGGATGGTGAGAGCTGAATCCAATAGGGGTAAACGGGAACTTGTCTCTTAAATAACTGATAAACTTTAAATTCAGGCTGATATCTTGGTTAGGATAGGTAGAAATGCAGTGCAATAGGGCAAAATTGCTGTTTATGGGGTAAATAGCATCAAAAAGAGTTGTGATTTCTTCCATCGTGGCCCCGCCCGTTGAAATTATCATAGGCTGCTGATATTCGGCTATTTTCTTAATCAGGGGTATGTTTGTCGCGTCACAAGAGGCGATTTTCCATAAAACAACCCCTAACCCATGCAAAAACTCGGCAGAATCTTCTTCAAACGGCGTTGCAAAGAAAATAACGCCGTATTTTTCGGCTATAATCTTAAACCTTAAAAACTCTTTCCTGCCAAACCAGTCAAGATACTCCCGATGCTCGCCATAAGTCTTACCATAGGACAATTCGTTGTCATACGGCTTTGACAGGGCTGTTTTTGTGAACATAGCCTTGTTGTTGCGCTTTTGCATTTTAACAGCGTCAACACCGCATTTAGCCGCCTCGACAATCATCCTCTCGCATAAGTTAGGGTCGCCCATATGATTTGCCCCGATCTCTGCGATTACAAAGACATCATTGTCGGATATGATACGATTTCCGATCTTTAATTCACGCATAAGACCTCCTTTTTGTGTTTTGGGTTCATTTGAGCCCAAAGATAACCTCGCCTTGCCTCGCCTCGCCTTGCCTGGCCTTGCCTTGCCTGGCCCTGCCATGCCACGCCTTGCCAAGCCAAGCCACGCCTTGCCAGGCCGTGCCTTGCCTTGCCCCGCCGCGCCTTGCCGAGCCAAGCCACGCCTTGCCGAGCCTCACAATATCGTCAACCCCCTCGACTCGTACACGCTCTTTCTCAGCCTGCCCTCCGGATTCATAGCCATCAATGCCACGGCGTTAAATGTAGCCATCAATGGGTCAATCTTAGCCGTGCCGCTCGCCTGTTTCGTGATATACAGGTTATTACCCTTAACCTCACACCTCGCATTGCCGACACACCACGCCATTAACGACTGGTTGCCATGAATAAGGCGCTTACCGCCTTCCTCCGTACCCGCTACCCTCCTTTCAGTAGTTTTAATTGCGCCGCTTAGCCGCCAGCCCTGCGGTATGCCGATGATGCGGTCACTTTGTTTTGACTTCGGGTTAATGTTCCGCAACTCCCTGGACTCTATCTCGTCAACAATATCCCCGATGCCAATAGGGTCAACGCCGATCCGGTCCAGCAAGCCGGAATCCTCGCACCGCATAACAATGTCTCCCACCTGTTTAACGTCCTGGCCAATCTGCTTAACGATCACAAGGTCACCGTCTTTCTCAAAATCCCTGTATTTCGGCGCTTCGGACTTTCGCCTTTCGATCCCTATCGGGTGCAGCCATGCCCGATTCCACAACAGCCAGTCCCTTGTTTCAGCGTGCCTGCCCAAAACAGCCAAGCCCAAGAGGTCATCCAGGCCCCCACCGTCAATGCCGATAACCAACACCTCAGACTGCTCCAAAAGACTGTCAAGGGTAACATTGCCGGCAGCAGCCTCCCAAAAGTCCGCCCCGGCCCACCGCTGAGATTTCAGAGAATATCCCATCTCGATATTCAAGTGTTTAGCTAAAAACCCCTGCATGGACTCGTGCCCGGATTCTTCCGCTTTTTTGAATTCCCGGAGGATAAATTCTTCATCAACCGAGGCTCCCAGGTTCGGATTGGTTACATAGAAATATTCAGGGTTTAAATATTTCTTTTCGTTAATAAACTCCTCCGGGAATTCGTAAATGATTGGCAAAAACCTGTTATCATCTATCCGTCCGTCCCTGACACCCCTGGCATAGTCCAGCTTTTGCTTAAACACGCCGGCCGGAGCCTCATCGCTCTGGGTGGATAAATAGATAACAAACCCTTCAGGCCTGGATGCCAACCCCCCGCAAGCCTCACGCAACATATTCTCGGCGTTGGCTTTTTTGCCGAACAGCCACAACTCGTCTATCAAAACGCCCGTAGCCTTCTTACCGCCAACGGTTTCAGAATCGGCCGCAACCACTTTCAATGTCGAATTGGTTATCCTGTGAGTAATCTGCCTGTAATGCTCCTGGACATGCAATAAATCAGACAACTCCTGATCGGCTCTGACAGCATCACGGGCAGGAAAGAACGAATTATTAGCAATTTCAACGGTGGGCGCTAAAATCAGAAACTCGGCAGAGTCCCGCCAGTTTCTAATCAAAGCGGTAAGCATGATTGTAGCGGCATTGGTGGATTTGCCGTTCTTTTTTGAAATTAATAAGAAAAACTCGGTTATCAGCCTGCGCCCGGCATCCGGATCGTAAGCCCCGAATATCGCAGACACAAAATCAATCACCCACTTACGGCTCGCCTGCTTCATGGTGGGCTTGCCAAGCACATCCACCAGAATAATACCGTTTAAAACGTCAAGCGCAGACTTAGCCTCATCCGGGAATAACGGGTCAAATAAAATTAAGCCGTCCTGTTTTAAAACTCGTTTTTCCCAGTCGGGACACGCAGTTGTCCAATCCATCATTTAACAGCCTTTAATATCGGAACCTTACCAGGGATAAACTTGCCAGACCCCGCTTTTTTAGCTCTTGCCTCTTTCTCGGCTTTGGCGTTTCTATCGCCAAGTTTATGCACATACCTTGCTGCGGCAATCGCTGCCCGGTCTCTGCGGTCTGAATCTGCCTTCGAATCGTTCATAACACTCAATAAATACTCGAGCGGTGTCATGCCCAGCTCTTTAGCTTTGGTTTTATGGTCATATTTCTTCTTGTTTTTTTTACCCTTCGGCCTTCCGGCCCCTTTTCTCTTGCCTCCATGAGTAGTCATCTTTCACCTTCCAAATAATAATAGTTGTTCACCGCCAGCTATTTTTCTATTTCCCTTCATACTGTTGCATAAAAAACATGCAAGGCGACAATTTTTCATAATATCTTCCCCACCACTCGCCAATGGAATAATATGATCTCTTGTTGGCGCAGCATAATGAGGGACTTTATTTTCCATCGATAATTTTTTCTTACATTTAGGATGTAGATTTAACTGACATTTACCATTATCTCTCTTAAAAAGTCTTTTAAGAGAAACTTTTGACCTAAACCAAGGTTGTCTACCATTCCCATCCCATGTTTTTGTATTTTTAAGATATTCTTCTCTCGGCACATGCCCCCTACGCCTTGTATAAGCTCTCTGACAACAAATGTCTGAGCAATATTTTTTCCTTCCTTGTGGATTTGGTTTACCACAGGTTAGACAAAATGGTTCCGGTTTGTAATCTGGATTAAGGCCCCTTGCCAATAATCCACATCTATCTGAACAATACTTTCTTTTTCTGCCCCTTCTTTGAATAAAATCAAACTCAATACCACAAGTAGGGCAAATCTTCTTTATTGACTGATCTTTATTTCTAATAATTAAAACTCCTTAAAATCAACTTGATAAATTTGAAAAACGCAGATTTTCTATCT